ACTGATTTCATAGGCCAGACGTACTACCAGATCGCAACGCGCAACCAGTGCCCCCCCCTGCGACTGGGTATATGCCGCCCAATCCCCGACATCAGCCGCCGCCAGCACCGCATCCATACGGCTGTCAGTCAGGCGCTGATCGCCCAGGCGGCGCAACTCACGCCATACAGTCACAGGCGCACCGCCAATTTGCTGAAACTGGCGAATCCGCCAGCGGGATGCCCAGGCCGATACGGATTTGGCCATATCGCGCAGGTTTTCCCCGGTTTCTTCATCCTGCTCGCCATCGAGCGCAAAGCCGTCGATATTTTTTGAGATGTACTTAGCGATATAACCCGTTGCCGAACCTTTAGCGGGATCGATAGGCTCAACGTGAAAACGCGCCTTAAGCGCGTTGGGTGTCTGAAGCTCTTCTGAATCGGCAATCCTGGCGCGATAGCAAAGGATATCGCGCACCGCCTCAACGTCATGCGGCCGCATGAACAGCAGCATATGCCAGTGCGGTGTCCCGTCGTGGTGAGGCTCCACCACGCGAAAACCAAAAACATGAATACCGGCACGGGAGATCGCCGCGCGTGCTTTTGCCCAGACGTTGCATAAATAACGCTGCGTGTCCCGTGGGCTTAATCCGTTCCACTGAGACACAAAGCCACCTTTGCTATGTACCGCGTGATAACGTGAAGGTGCAGTGATTGTGTAAAACTCGCCAGCCAGCCCCTGTTCATTGGCGATATCTTCAAACCCGCGCATGCGCACCATCAGTTCACAGCGACGAATAGCCGGGTTTGCAACGCTGCGGTGTACCATGCTGTCCAGCGCAATACGGTTGCCCTCTTCATCCATCAGATCAAACTTTTTGAAGAACTCCAGATTCCGTTTCTTCTGGTCTATCCATTCGCCCAGGGTTTTACGTGATACGTAGGCGCTGGCAGATTTCTGCACCTGGCCAACAGCGATGGCCAGGTGTTCACGTTGCAGGTCACGGGCACGCTTCAGGCGCTGATACCACCATTCCGGTGCCATGAGACGCAAAATCCCGGACTCCGCTTTTCTGGTTTCCAGGTGGCCTTCATTGGCTTCGTGCTCTGCCCAGTAAGGCGGCTGATTGTTCAGCATGAGGGAAAGCGAGCAAAGATTGCGGTAAGCCTCCAGTGTGCGCTGGCGCATTTCCCTTTCGTCGTTTGGCTTGCCCTTCAGCGTGTCGGTGAAGTCATAGAACATCTGAGCCATCCAGCCAGAGACCTGGCCAGAAAGCTTTTTGAGATCGGTACGGTCAAGCGAGGGCAAGCGCTGCAATGATTTGCCGAAAGGGAGATCGCTTACATCAGCGGCCAGCTGGTAACGCGCAGCCACTTTCCGCAGACGTGGCAATACATTCTCACCGATTGTTTTACGCAGGAATGTATTGGCACGGCGGCGGCCATCACGGCCAGCAAACAGCTTTTCGTAACGGTTGCCAAAATACCCGGCTAACCAGTCGGGTATCTCATGAAGGAACTGTGAACGCCATTCGTAATCCTGTGGGTTAACAGCCCACAAACGGCGCTCTGTAATTGTCGCATTCGCTGGCGTTCCCGGCGCAAAAGTATCGCGCCGCCAGGCATCGACGGCATGATGATGGCCAGCAATAGACATATCAGCCACGATTAACCCACTTTTCCCAGGCATTAATCATGCAAGCAGCGGTACATACCGCCACCAGTACAGGCCAGATCAGGGCAGAGATAGCTACCAAAATAAAGTCTGCATCATCTGAAGTTTCCGCATCCCGGCGCTCTTCCCAGGAAAAGAAGATGAAAGCCGCAAATACCGTCAGCGCATACAGCCCGGTCATGGGTTCAGTCATCATTTCGCCACCACCCCAGCGCTGGAAACTGTGGTACCTGTTGATTTCAGGATCAGCTCTGCGGCAGATTTCTGGCTGGTAGCTGCTGCACCAACACTGCGGGGCGCTTTGACTTTCACCGCCTCAAACCCGGCGTAAAGGTAATGCACCATTTCCAGATCGCTGTTTGACGCAACAACACTCGCGCCGTTCTCAGTAAGGCGGCGCAGCTTTCTGGCCAGTCGCCCCTGATCAAGATGCGAAAAGCCGCTTTCTGTGTATGAGGTGAAACTCCCTGATTCCGTCAGGTATGGCGGATCGCAATAGACCACATCCCCGGCACGAACCAGCGCAAGCGTTTCGGAGTAATGCGCAGTGATGAACGTTGCACGCTTTGCCTTTTCAGCAAATGCCCGGACTTCTTTAAGCGGGAAATAGTTTGTTTTGTACTTCCCGAAAGGGACATTGAACTGGCCACGGCGGTTGTAACGGCAAAGCCCGTTAAAGCCATGGCGGTTCAGGTACATGAAACGGGCAGCGGCTTCAACGCTTTCAGCCCCAAGCGCCTTTCCAGACAAATTGAACGCGTCCCGGACGGCATAGTAAAAAATAGCGCGGCTCTCCTGTTCACCCAACGCCCCGGCAGAAAACAGGGCTTCAAGTTCCATGAGAAATGCGTCGGTATGGTAGGCCATCGCCTTATACAGATTGACTAAATCCGGGTTCAGGTCAGCGATCAGGTATTCGTCATAGTCCGTATTCATCATGACGGCGCAGGAACCCGCGAAGGGTTCAACCAGGCGCTTGCCTTCCGGCAAGTGGTCACGCAGCTGCGGCATGAGGCGGACTTTGCTGCCCACCCATTTAAGAGGCGTTTTTACTGCCATGCTGCACCGCCTTTACTGCAAATGGCCGCAGCTTCTTCACGGATCAGCTCTACGATTTCGGCAGCGCTTAAACCTTCGTTCGCGGCATACGCGGCCAGCTTATCCAGACGGGCAGAACACAGATCGGCGGAGGCCGCTTTACCTTCCTCAGTAGCTTTTGCCAGCATGGCCAGCAGGTCAGTACCGGATTGGCTGGCGGGTAAAAACATGCGTGTTGTTTGCATTTTGGTTTCCTCAGGGCAAAAGAATCCCCGGCCACCGCAGGGATGGCCAAAAATTCAGGCAGTTAATTAGTGGAAAGAGACGGTAACGGGCGCGGCAGAGTAGCTCGGCGCGGGTATCTGGTGCAGCTCGTAGGTATTGCGCCACCACTCCTGGATCAGCGCTTTGACTTCGCCAGCACCCAATGATCCGGCGATGTAATACATGGAACGAATACTGGCCAGCGCTTCAACCTGCTGGAATTGGCTTTCTGCTTCACGGTAAACACAGCACCAGTACGCAGCATTCACAGCCAGCCAGTGGCGTTTGTTTGTCATGTGCTCGGTGTCGTTAAAGAAAAACGGATGTAAGGCCACACGGCCATTTTTAACGGTGCTTTTCTCCAGAAAGAGAATGGCGTAATTGTGTGGAACACCCCACGCAGCCAGCTCCTGTCCCAGTTCTTTGGCGTTTACAGAGATAATGGACATTAATGATTCTCCTGCTGTTGCATCTTATGAACGATATGAGGCGCGATAATCATCTGCACGCCATTACTGCTGTGGATCGGATGTGCCTTTTTCACCTGGCGGTTAGCGCTGCGCTTTGAAAAATCGCTGTCGCTCAGACTCCCGAACCCTTCAAACGTCAGACGCGCCCTGGATATGCCCTGGCGCAGCTGAATCATTGCCCGGTAGTCCAGGCGTTCGAATAACTCTGACCAGTAGCATTTGCTCAGATGGGCTTTGAAAACGTCCATTCCGGAAGCAACTGCGGCCGCATGTAAAACAACCCCGCGCCATTCTGGTGTTAATTTGTCCCACCATTCGGCGGCTTCGCTTTTCTCACTCCAGTATTTACGGCGGATATTCCCCAGCCACTTCAGGCCAATTTCCTGCTGCTTTTCGCTAATGGCCATAACGCCCCCTGATAATCCCTAACAAACGAAACCACCATGGACGACGAGACGAACGGGCACTGAATTTGTACTGGTGGCCAGGGTTCCAACGCTGGCCGTTTGGCAGTTCAAGCCAACCAGTTGACCCGCTGGCCAGCTGCATGGCCGGAGATTCTTTTTTCAGATAGGTAACAAACGCTTTCATGGTTATCCCTCACATCATGCTGCTGGCGCTGGTAGTCACGATATCGACGGCAGCAGCAAGAACCGGCGCAGACTGGAGGCGGCTTTCAACGGTATAAGCCAGAACGGAAAGGGAACGGATGGCATCACGGGCACGATCAAGAATTTGTGTGCGGCGTGCGGCTGTCATGTGCTCAGTTGAAACGGCTTCCCCAGCGATCGCACCCACGTTTGCGGTGGCATTTAATGCGCAAAACTGCATGTTCGCTTCAGTCGCGTTATTGACCGGAACGGACGGGAGGCAATTAATCTGCCCCAGCATCCCATCCAGTAAACGTGCATCTTCGGTGTAATCGGTAATAGCCAGTAGCTCGTCACAGGTCAGGCGATGCGGTTGAATCGGGTTCAACTTATTGCGCAGAATCTGCGGCCGCATACCAACGGCAGCGGCCACATCTTCCAGGTTGTGCGACATCGCAAACGCTCGGCAAGCTGCATCAAAGTGAGCATGTTTAGAAGTCTGATAATCAAACATTGTTAGCTCTTCCCTAATCCGTACGATGAATTACGCGTTAAGCGAAACATCACATTCGCTTAACGCCATCACGGTTAAGGCGGCCATGTTCACTTCAACCAGCCCCTTTTTCTGTGCTCCTTTAGGCTTGATCGGAAGTTTTCCGTATGAAATCAGGTTCTCAGCAGTACTTCTGGACATGCCTGTACGGCGGCAATACTCATCAAGCGGGATGTACGGATCAGGGATCACGATTGTAATGTTGGGACGCATAATGCAAACTCCTCCGATTAGGGATACGCCAATATCCACTGTTATCAACCAATATTCGACTTAACCTACAACACGGAGACTCTACTTCGACTTAGTCGAGAAATCAATATCATTTTCGACTTAATCGAAAGAGCGAACTAATGAGCAAATTTTCCTTTGAACAGATAGGCCACAGTAGTGATGTCTTGGATCGGGTTGTGGATGCCTATGGATTTACGTCAAAACTACAACTAGCTGAACACTTCGATATGGCTTCCAGCAGCCTGTCTGCGAGATTTAAGAGGGGGATATTTCCGGCTGATATGGTTGTCAGATGCGTAGCTGAAACCGGGGCATCACTGGAGTGGCTCGCCACTGGTCAAGGTAGAAAGTTTGACGATGAAGAGCTGGATATTTTGAAAATGCCTCGTCGAAAAATCGTTGACGGCCTGATTTATGAAGCAGGTATGTACATGCTGGATAAGGTTTCTTTTTTACCTGGCGTTCCTTTGCCGTCCTCCCCCATTTGTGTATTGGAAGGCAACAACCAGTTCATCGTTGATACCTCATTCACAGAAGTTTATGACGATCAGTGGCTTGTAGAGATTGAGGGTAAAACGAGTATCCGTACCCTTACGCGCATTCCAATTAAGAAAGTAAGAGTTAGCGGCGTAGGTATGGCTTTCGATTGTGATATCGACGATATAACCGTGATTGGGCGTGTTGTCCTGACGATTCATTAACATGACCGTAAGAAAACTCAGTAATGGCCAATGGGTAGCGGACTTCTACCCCGTCAACCGTAGCGATGGCAAGAAAGGGAAGAGGGTTCGCAAAAAGTTCGCGACTAAAGGCGAGGCGTTAGCATTCGAAAACTACACCCTTCAGAAAGTTGAGGACACGCCCTGGCTTGGACAAGGAAAAGATAAACGTCGCCTTTCAGACCTTATACATCTCTGGTTTGAGCGCCACGGGATAACCCTGCGCGATGGTGAAAAGCGTAAAAGCGCTATGCTATGGGCTGATGAGTGTATGGGTTCTCCTATGGCTAATGAGTTCACCGCGCAGCTGTTCACCGCTTATAGGGCTAAAAGGCTGGATGGTCATTTTGCCAGGACTAAACGCGTTACTCAGGTTTCGCCGCGCACCATGAATCTGGAGCACGCTTATTTCCTCGCTGTATTTAATGAGTTAAAACGACTTGGGGAATGGGACGCACCTAACCCTTTAGAGAACGTTCGCCAGTTCAGAACAGAAGAAAGTGAGATGGCCTATCTTACTGGAGAACAGATTGACAGACTCCTAGAGGAAAGCCGCCACAGCTCTGCTAAAGATTTGGAGTTGATTGTCAGGATTTGCCTGTCTACTGGTGCTCGCTGGGGAGAGGCTGAGAAATTGAAGCGCAGCCAAATCGGTGCTGGAAAGGTAACATTTATAAAAACGAAAGGTAAGCGCAACCGCACAATACCATTAGATCCAGCAATCATAGCTGAACTACCAAAAAAGAATGGCGAGCTTTTTAGCCCGTGTTATTACGCTTTTCGGTCTGCTCTGGAGAGAGCCGGAATTGAACTACCGGCCGGGCAGCTGACTCACGTTCTCAGACATACTTTTGCATCCCATTTCATGATGAACGGCGGCAACATCTTAGTCCTTCAAAAAATCCTAGGCCATACTGATATCAAAATGACTATGCGTTATGCTCATTTTGCACCCAATCACCTGGAAGAAGCTTTAAAACTTAACCCATTAAATTATTTTGGTAGAAATAATGAACAATGATAATAATTCAACAAATGAACATCTAAAATCGTACATTTCTTATTATAATAATTTAAAAAACCCTAAATACGCAGTACTGGTTAAAGGGGAGTGGGGCGTAGGTAAAACTCATCTCATTAATAGCATATTGAAAAATGATGAAAAATTTTACATAAGCTTATTTGGATTAACCACAGTCCAGGAAGTTCATGCTGCTGTATTTATGAAAATGTACCCAAACAGGTCAAAAGTTAGAAACTTATTCAACCTGCTTGGAAACTCTAGCGCGAAAACTTATGATGTCACATTAAGCTTTGGCCCTTTAATTGGGAATATAGCAAATGCATTAATCAAAGAGAAAGTAGATAATTCAAAACCAATTATATTTGATGATTTAGAAAGATGCAGTATTAAAACTGAAGATTTATTTGGCGCAATAAATAAATACGTTGAACATCATGAATGTAAAGTTATTGTTATTGCCCACGATGAAAAATTAGGTGATGGTTTAACAGATAAAAAAGAAAAAATATTCGGTCAAATTATTAAAGTCACACCAAATATCAATGATGCGTTTGAACACTTTATAAAAACAAGCAAGATGCCTTCGGCTTTCGAACCCATTAAAGATATAGTTTATAAATCTTTCCTTGCATCTGAGTGCAAGTCATTGAGAGTATTAGATTATGTAATCAAAGATTGCACAAGATTACTTACATGCATTGCGGAACGTTTAGATAAAAACAGCTCAGTACTAACGGAACTTATTGTATTATTTACCGCTCTGGATATTAATTATCGATTAGGAAAGCTAGGGGAGAAGGAATTAAACTTAAGAAACTCTGTGGTATATTACGTCAATAAAGACAAGAAAACAGGCGATATATTTGATGAAATAAATGAGAACTATAAAAAGCATGATGTTTTCTTACATATAAGCAGCGATATACTTTCAAATGAAATATTAATCAACACAATTATAAATGGTATCTACGATAAAGAGAAAATTATTGAATGCATAAACAATAGCCGACATTTTATTGAATCTAAAGCCAAAGGTCCATGGTACACTATCATGAACTTTGACTCAATTGACACAGTTCAAATTGACAAGGCAATAAATATTTTATACTCAAAGTTCGACAACCTAGAAATAACTGAAAGGGGCGAGATTCTTCACTCGGTGAATTTGCTGTTCATGTTATCTGATATAAAACACATTAATAAAAGTTTAGATGACGTCTATTCCTTTTTCTTAGATTACGTAAAAAAACTTCAATCAAATAACAAATTCCATCCAGCAGAGCTTTTCCCAGAATATGATCCTATAAGAGATTCTTCTTATGGGTATGGCTTTTGGATTAAAGATTCCTACAAGCATTATTCATCCAAGCTTTATAAAATCTTAGAACATCATGAACAAATCGCGTTAAAGAAGAAATATCCTTTATTTTTAGCAGAGCTTAAACGTAACCTTAAAGAAGACACTTCAAAATTTTGCGAACAGATATCGAGATATGGAATCAAACAAACTAATACATATGGATATATAAGTATCCTTGCGGGTTTCAAGCCACATGAATTTGTAGATATGTGGCTCAGTATTGAAATGAAAGATTGGCACAACGTAAGAACAGCTTTGGTCAGTCGTTATAAGGGAGGATCATTACGAAATGAATTAGAAGAGGAAGGCCCTTGGTTAAAATCTATAAAAATGAATATTCGTCATCGTGCATCTAAGGCATCCGGTATCGATAGATTGAGATTGTCTAGGCTCCTGATTGAACTGAGCTAATCAGCCAGTAAAAGTGTCGCAAAAGTGTCTCACAAACTTAAGAATATAGGTGTATATAAGTCCATATTGGTGTCATAAGCCTCTGATATTAATGCAAGTTATTGTTTTGACATTGGACATCATAGTTCTCATAATCGCTTGGTCGCTGGTTCAAGTCCAGCAGGGGCCACCAAATTTTTGCTTTAAAATCATATAATTAAGCCACTCGAAAGAGTGGCTTTTTTGTTAACGGAATTGCGGGTGTCCCCTTTTTGTCCCCTCACTATTTTTTGCAGGCATCCGCCAGGCCGCATTCTGCATAGCAGTGCATGATTTTTTTATTATCCGCCTCTGATTTTTGCCGCTCCGTATGAAAGCAAGTAGCCGACTAACAATGCGCCAAAACACCCGGCGAATTTCATCCATGTGCTTTCAAACCAGAAGAATGACCCCATAGCAAAAATCACAGCCAGGAAGGTGATGGTTCCCTCAATTGCGTGGGACATTAACGATTTTACAAATTTCATTCTGTATTCCTTTGCAATCACTAGGATGTCCTTCAATGAACACCAGGTAAGGCTCTAACTGCTGTTCAACGAGAAAGTAGACCATATCCAGATTCTCTTTTGACACCCTGGCGTATGTAGAGGGATATTTGGCTTTCATCCGCCTTGATGCTCTGGCTGACTCTTCGATGATTCCCTGAAACATCACTACGTTTAACGCTGCTGAAGCGCTGAACCGAATAAAATGCTTGTACGCCTGGTCAATCGCCAGACGGTTCAACATCAGACTTGCGGTTGTCTGTGCCAGAGCTATTTGCCCTGCTGTTCGCCCACCAACGCTCCCGGCTCCGTAACCCAATTTATTGTTTACGGCCTCTTTACCATCATCATTGAGTTTCTGATAGAACGACGTGAAAACGATAGTTATCAGTCTGCGTAATGGTGACTCAGCATTACCCAGGCTCTGGAGCATATAAAAAAAACGCTCCGTCTCAGCCTGGTTTCTTTGCCTAGCACTATCCCCGGCAAGCCCGCTTCCCTCCCAGCTTCTTACAACACCCATGTAAGCTGTGTTTGGTATGGAGGAGATCCCATCGAGAATCCCTAATGCAACCTGTTTAGCATCCATATCTCATCCGTATTGTTCTGAACCCGAACAAAGAATAACCAAAGCTCACGGGCGCTTCCAGACGTAATTTTTCAGTTTTCCAGAAACCCTTAATTTCCCCCTGTACCGCGCCAGCTCTGCCCTGTCGCCCGGTTGCGCCTTTAAGACAAGAAACCAAAACGATCCTTCGAACCTCACATAAAATTAACTTTCTTTTTATTTATCTTATGGTTACAGTTTTCTTTCGATCCTCCACAGATCCATAAAAGTGAAAAACACTGAAATTCTTTTCAATCTTTTCAGTTCTGGTTTTCCGCAAAGCCGCCAGCACTGGCGCGGTCTGGCGGTCTGGTTTGTAGAAAAATAAAACTGAAAAATTTTTATGATCCAAAAACCGCAGGCGGGTGCGGTGTAGTGCGATTTTGGTCTGCGAAAGATTTTTTTTGGCCGTGCTGTGACGCGCCAGCGCCCCGCTGTGGACACGATCTGTTTTAAGGGTGGCTATAAAGCTGAACGCGCCAGAGCGCCGCTGACAGCGCGTAGCGATAGCCGCTTAAGAGGTAAGAAAAGAGATATCCCCGCCAGGGGATGAAGCACATAAAAAACCCGCTTTCGCGGGTTATGTTCTGGACTGGTTTACTTACCAATCACCGGGGAGTATTTGCCGTTCAGCGTGTCCGCTTTCGCTCCGGTGTTCCGGATTGCTCCCGCGTTGGTCGGTGCTCCCGTATTGCTGTGCGTGTGGCTTGCCGTTTGCTCTGCCAGCTTTTTAACCATGTCGAGCGTGTCCAGCATCAGCTGTGCCACATTGATAGTGCCAGAGCCAATCCACACTACCGGGGCAATAATCTGCTGTTACACGCCGCCACACTTTTACGTATCTAGCCAATTTTCACGATCAGGTCTTTACCCGTTGTGACTGTCTGGCTCCCGGCTATGTCCGTTTCATCATTGCCGCCGATACTCGCCACGCGGTTATTCACAGCCTGGCTGTAATCCCCCGTACACACCTGCTGAATGGCTCCGGCCATCAGCGTGGACGTGCCCAGCACGGTAATTTTATCCGTGGCTTTAACCGTGGTTTCGCGGCTGACCAGCTCCCGCTGTTCTGTATCGGCCTTAACTACCCGCGCCATTGAGGTTTTACTGATCGTCTGGTCTGTCTGCCTCACCCAGTCCCCCGCCTGGGTGACGCGCTGCGATACTTCCGCGCGCTGCTGTTGCAGCTGTTCGCCAGGCTGGATATCCGGGAGGCTGGTTCCGTCCGGCACGGTCTGCCGTACAAAAGACTTATCCGGCCGTCCGCCAGTAAAAGCGATTTCGACCAGCGTTTCTTCAGGCGGAAACTGGAACAT